AAAACGCCAGTTTATGGTTTTCTGCCAGTAACTGACTTAACAAATAATTACTGGCCGAACGGAACTCCAGCTTCGAATTATAGCTACGAGATATATAGAACTAGCGCTAATGAATTTGGTTCTATAGCTGGTAGTTATTATGAGGGGTCTCTTGCATACTTTTGGAGATTTGATATAGCTGGCAACGGGCCTTTAACAAGTATTTTCCGCGCGATAGAGAATGCATCACACGCCAGGCCTTTGAACGCATTGTCCGGTCAAATAGCTATAAAAATGGCTTAATAGGAAAGAAAAAATGTATAGAGATTATATAATACGTAGTATCGATACTACAGAAAAAATGGTTGTATTTAAATTTGTTGAAGAAGGCTTTAGAGATTATATCACTAGAAGATATTATGAAGGCGATATATCTGAAGCAAAAATAGTAAACATGGCTAAAGATGCTCAAACGGAAGCTGCATCATTTTATCACAGAGAAACTACGTCTGTAGCTTTTACTCCTGAAAGTTGGACAGGAACTCTTAAAGACGTCGTAGTAGGTGATTATCCTGACTATGATCCTAATACTCAACAGTTAAATGAAACTTGGGAAGAAACTGAAACTACAAGAACTCGAATTTTTACAGTCACAGATTTAAGTGATGAAGAACTAGCAAGCGTTGTTAGAAATAAAAGAGACGAGCTATTAGCTCAAACTGATAATAATGCTTTAACGGATAGAGATCTATCAGACGCGTTCACCGAATACAGACAAAGTTTAAGAGATATTACAAATCAAGAAGGCTTTCCATCTGTAATAGTGTGGCCCGTAAAACCGACTGAGTAATTTATGGCTAAGTTAAAATATTATGTATTATGCAGTAGTAATATGTTTACTACAAAAAGGCATTTAGATACTATTCCAAAAGAAGATGTTGTGTATGTCTTTAATTCAAATATATGGTGTGATCAGCATGCAGAAAAAAACTCTCAATATCTAGCTGATGCTGAAGCTTGGGCCATATCAGAAGGAATTGATTATCATATAACGTATAGTGATGGAACTCCATCAACAGGTAAAAATAGCGTTCTAGATATATTCCAAGCTTCTGATAATGATTACATGATTTTAGTTGATGGTGATGATTTTATCACTCCTCATGGAATATGGTTATATGATAAAATTGCTCAATCAGAATCACCACCAGATGTAATAGCATTAGAATATCAATTAGGCTTGATTCCAGAATATTTTGCAAAAACTCTATTTCAAGGCACTGACCTCGATCCAAACTATAAACCAAGTTATGCTATTAGATCATTTAAACAATGCAAAAAATGGTGGGAAAGACAAGTTGCAGGAACTGGAGTACCTATCGATAATATGCATCCAGACGGGCCTGAGTATTCAATAGCTCTTAACGCTGCGCAACATAAAATATATTCTTTTGCATATGATTATATCGATAACTGGGAACCGCATTTAAGAGTTGTATTTTATTCTAAAAGAGCAACAACCAGTGACTTTAGATTTGATCCAGAACTTATTGTTGGCGAAGATACAGTACAGTATTTAAATTTAAAATACGAATGGAGTCAAGGTAATATAAATTTAAGACATTTGCACGAAATATATCCAACTTATGTTTATGATCAAAGATTACAGGGCACCGTAGATTTTGAAAATCAGAAAAACGAAGACTGGGGTTGGATAAATTGGATGAATAGACTTGGGGAAACGTATGATGAATTACTCGAAAATAATAAATGCGTTACAGATAAACCAGAGTACGTAGATTTTCCAGAAACATTTTTTCCAGAAGATTACATACCAGACACACTAGGGTTAGTTAGCTATCCAGCTAAAGACCCAACATATTAAAGGAATACAATGTTTAAAAAATTACACAAATTAATGAAATCAAGTAGAATACAAAAAGTATGGAATAAACTACTAAAGAATATTTAAACTAGCTAAATTGCTTGTATAAATATATGTGGATGCTGAATAATCGGGTCCATAAATAATACCTTGCTATATGCATAGGAGGAGAAATAAAATGGTAAGAAGTACTATGAACGTACCACGTTCACTATTCATTGGTTTTGAACCAATACTTAACGAGCTTGAAAGAATACACACTGCTGGTAGAGCTCAAGATAACTATCCACCCCATAATGTTGTTAAAATCGATGCTGAAAATTTCATCATTGAATTAGCAGTTGCGGGCTTTACAAATGACGATATCTCTATCGAAGTAAAAGATGGTATTCTATTAGTAAAAGGCGAAAGATCATTTGATGACGAACGTGAATACGCACACAAAGGTATATCATCCCGCAAATTTGAGAAGTCCTTCCGGCTCTCAGAATTTGTCGTAATAGATGGGGCTGATCTTGTGAATGGGATACTTGTGGTTAACGCCAGAGTCGAAGTTCCAGAAGAGAGGCGTCCTCGGAAGATCGAAATCGGATCTACTGGGACATCAAAGAAGAAGGGTTTACTCAACGAGTAAATCCGGTGAGCAGCGAAAACTCAGTGGGTTGTAATAAACTATCTACTGGAGTCAGACTATGGGTTACATACGTAAACACAAGCACGGCATTAGATCTGGATTCGAAGCAACTTTATTAATAGCTGGGATACTAAGCATATCTCCATTTATTATGATGGTGGCTGCGAGTTCATACTAACGCCTTAAGAAGGGAGGGAGCAATCCCTCCTAACTTTTTAAAAATAATCGTTTACATTTGACCTAAAATATGATATAATATATACTTATTATTCGGATATCTCTACACTATGAAATTTTATACATCGGTTTCTCGCTATGGCAATAACCTTCTTTATCGTGGTTATAACAATGGCAAAAAAATTCAAACAAAGATCAAGTACCAACCAACATTTTATGTTAACACTCCTAAGGAAACTCCATATAAAGCCTTAGATGGTACAAAAGTCGCGCCTATTAAATTTTCTGATATGCGTGAAGCCAAAGAATGGTTATCAGCTAATCAACACACTGCTGGCCGTCATATATATGGAAACAATAAACATATCCCTGCTTATATCAATGAAGCCTTTCCTGGCAATATTAAGTTTGATCGTAATCTTATTAACGTTACAACAATCGATATTGAAGTACAATCAGATGCTGGTTTTCCTGAACCAGAAGAAGCTGCTCATGAGGTAACAGCAATCTGTATGAAAAACAATATTGATAACACGTTTTATGTCTGGGGTCTTAAAGATTACGATGTAGAAAATACATACATGACAGAAAATCGTGTAGTATATGAAAAGTGTATGACCGAATCAGAACTTCTATTAAAATTCATTGCGCATTGGTCTTTACCATCGCAATGTCCAGATGTTATTACTGGTTGGAATTCACGATTCTTTGATATACCATACCTTGTTAATCGTATCATCAAAATCCACGGCGAAGAGTTTGTTCGTAGATTATCTCCCTGGGGTTTAATCGATCGTCGTGATGTCAATACAATGCAGCGTAAACAGTGCGCTTATGAAATTCAAGGTATTGCTCAAATGGATTACCTTGATCTATTTCGTAAATTTGGTTACTCGTATGGTCCACAAGAATCATACAAGCTTGACAATATTGCTCACGTAGTACTTGGAGAACGTAAGCTTTCTTATGAAGAACATGGTAACCTACATACTCTTTACATTCACGATCATCAAAAGTTTATTGACTACAACATTAAAGATGTAGACTTGGTAGATCGCTTCGAAGATAAGATGGGTCTTATTACATTAGCTCTTACTATGGCTTATCGTGGTGGTGTTAACTATGGTGATGTTATGGGTACAACTGCTATATGGGATTCTATTATCTTTCGTAATCTACATGCAAATAACGTCATCGTTCCATTTGGTGAAGAAAAGTTTAAATCGCCATATCCAGGTGGCTTTGTAAAAGATCCACATGTTGGAATGCACGAATGGGTTGTTTCTTTTGATTTGAACTCACTGTATCCATCAATCATTATGCAAAATAACATGTCTCCCGAAACTATTATCAATGGTAAAGTTGCTAATGTTACTGTTGATAGTCTTTTAAGTGGTGATGTTAAACCTAAGCTTGAAACCAATGAATGCGCTTCAGCTTCAGGTCAGTACTTTACTACTGATGAACAAGGCATCCTACCAAAAATCATTGATGAAATGTACAGTGAACGCGTTGTAATCAAACGCGCAATGATCAATGGCCAAAAAGAACTTGAAAAGGTTGACAAAAATAACAAGCAAGAATTGTATCGAGTTCAACGCGATATTAACATCGCAGAAAATCAACAAATGTCTATTAAGATTCTTCTAAACAGTCTTTATGGTGCACTTGGTAACAAGTACTTTAGATTCTTTGATCAACGTATTGCTGAAGGTATTACTCTATCTGGTCAGCTTACTATTCGCTGGGCTGAAAAGGCTATCAACGAATATCTGAATAAAATTCTTAAAACCAAAAAAGACTATGTTATTGCTATCGACACAGATTCTGTTTACGTAGTACTCGATGATCTTGTTAAAGCTGTTAGTCCTAAGAATCCATTGGAATTTGTCGATACTGTTTGTAAAGAGAAGCTTGAAACTGTTCTTGAAGAAAGCTATGCTGATTTGTTTAAAGTCATGGGTGGCATCGAAAACAGAATGGTTATGAAACGTGAAGCAATTGCTGATCGTGGTATCTGGACAGCAAAGAAAAGATATATCCTAAACGTTCTTGATAACGAAGGCGTTCGATATGCTGAACCAAAGCTTAAAATTATGGGTATCGAAGCTATTAAGTCTTCTACACCAGCACCATGTCGTGAAGCGCTCAAACAAATGTTTAAAACGATCATTAGTGGTTCTGAATCAAAAGTTCAACATGATATTGAAACGTTTAGAACATACTTTAAAACTCTTCCGCCCGATGAGATTGCGTTTCCACGAGGTATAACTAACCTTACTAACTATATGGATAATCAAACGATATACAAAAAAGGTACGCCAATCCATGCTCGTGGTAGTATCATGTATAACAAAATGCTAGTGGACAAATCGCTCACTAAACAATATAACAAGATTCAGAATGGCGAAAAGATTAAGTTTATCTATCTTCGAACACCTAATCATATAAAGGAAAACGTAGTATCCTTCCTTGATTATCTGCCTGAAGAGTTTGGTCTACATCGCTACATTGATTATGACACTCAGTTTGATAAAACATTCTTAGGTGTTATTGATCCAATACTTCAAGCTGTTGGTTGGAACTCAAAAGACATAGCAACCCTCGATGAATTTTTTTAAAATAAATGAAAATAAACGTTTACAAACACTTAAAAATGTGTTATAATATATCTATTATTAAAGGAGATACAAATGACTATTAAATTAATACGACTTACTTCAGGTGAAGAAGTCATAGCTACAATTACAGATGAATCTAACGATTCGATTACATTTGAAAAACCAGTCGCGCTATATGCTGCTGAAGAAGGTAAACTTGGCTTTATGCCTTATGTTCCATACACAAAAGCTGAAGATGGTTTAACTATTAAAGGCGTTCATATTTTATTTACAGTTGATCCTGTAGACGATGTTCTTAATCAATATAAAGAAGCAACTGGTAGTATTGTAACCCCAAACCAAGGAATTATTGTATGAGCATGAACTGGGTAAACGACATTAAAGATATGCATCATAAGTATGGTGTTCATGAATGGGTTAAAAATAATCCTGAAAAGCTAGAGCAGCTACTACATTTTCGCGTATCTTTTCTTAAAGAAGAGTTTGATGAGACATTTAAAGCTGTTGGAGAAAAGGATGCTGAGGAAATTGTTGATGGTCTAATTGATCTTTGCGTTGTAGCTATTGGTACACTTGATCTTATGGGTGTTGACGCGCATGAAGCTTGGCATGAAGTAAATAAAGCAAATATGGCTAAAAAAGTTGGCGTAAAAGAATCACGTCCTAATCCATTGGGTCTTCCTGACTTAGTAAAACCTGAAGGCTGGAAAGCTCCATCACACTTAGGTAATCATGGTCTCCTTAACAATATTTGATAGTATATACGATAATAAAACCACTAAAAGAGTAGATTATAACTCTTTTGATGATTTTGAAAAAGTTCTATACCGTTTGGCCGAAGGTGATAAGTATCAAAAGAAAACTGATGCTCCTTTAATATCACCAGCCACATATAAGACCGAAACCACTCGAGCTAATGCTAATGTATTAAGCTGGGGTGGTTTTGGCATTGTCGATGTCGATGATTATGAAGGCTCTATTGATGACATACATGAAAAATATTCTAAATACAAATACGTTTGTTATTCAACAGCAAGTTCTACAAAAGAACATCCAAAATTTAGATTAGTTTTTCCATTAACAGAATCAGTAAATGCTGATAAAATTAAACATTTTTGGTTTGCACTTAATAAAGAGATAGGAGATATCGCAGATGCTCAAACAAAAGATCTTAGTCGAATGTACTATGTCCCTTCAAGGTATAAAAATGCCTACAACTTTATATTCACACACGACGGAATTACCATGGATCCGACAGAACTTATGGAAAGACACAGATACGTCGTATCAAATGAATCGTTTTTCGATAAGTTACCAGAAGCAATTAGGAATGGACTCGTTGAACATAGAAAATCCCAGCTCAACAACACTAACTTTTCGTGGACTGGATATAGAGACTGCCCTTTTGTAAATAAAAGACAGGTAGAAGACTACAAAGGTATTACTGGCTCAGGTTGGTATTTACAGATGTACAAGATTATGGTATCAACTGCAGGTAACGCAATGCAAAAAGGCTATCCTATTTCAGCGCGTGAAGTTGCTTGGATTTGTTCAGACTTGGACAATGAAACTGGTGGTTGGTATGGGAAACGAGATATGATTAAAGAAGCTGAAAGAGCAATTGATTTTGTCTTTCGAAATAATATATAGGAGAAAAAGATGGGTATTAAAATGTTAGGCAGTCAAGTTCTAGTAACGGCTGTAGAAAAAGAACAAACAACAGCAGGTGGTATTATTCTTACTGCTGATACAACTAAAGGATCTAAGCCAGGCTTAGTTTTGTCTGTTGGACCACTGGCTATTGATGAAGTTGAACCAGGCCAAAGAGTATTTCTTGATTGGAATAAAGCTATGCCAGTTGATTATGAAGGCGAAGCTGCTGCAATTATCGATGTTGATTGGATTAAAGCTGTTCTTGCTGAGGACCAATAATGTATACTTATAATGTTAACGTGACAAGAGTAGTTGATGGTGATACTGTCGATGTTGATATTGACTTAGGCTTTGGAATGATTTATAAAAAGCAAAGAGTTAGAATGATGGGTATCGATACTCCTGAATCTAGAACTCGCGACCTTGAAGAAAAATTCTATGGAAAAGAATCTAAAAAGTTTTTAGAAACTCTATTACTTGAAGCTCCTGTAACTCTGGTCTCTCATGAAAAGGGTAAATTTGGAAGAATCCTTGGCGAACTATTTATTTATGGAAACATGGATAGATCAGTAAACCAAATGATGATTGATAACTTTCATGCAGTTCCATATTATGGTGATTCAAAGGACCTTACAGAAGAACATCATTTGTCTAATAGAAAAGCTCTTAATGAACAGGGAATTATTTACGAAGGTTAAATTATGAAATTTAATGCAGCTACTGATATTAATGGCGAAGACTTAAGAGCAAGAGCTGAAAAAGAAACCGGTGAAATTTTTAGTAAAGAAAGTACTCGTAAAGGCAGATCATTTTCTGAAATATTAGCTACTAATATGTATGGCCAAGTTGCTGAAATGTATTTAATGAAACATCATGGGTTTGTAGATGATCCTCGTAAGTACAAAGATGTATTTGATACAAATTTAGAATCAGTTGAAGTTAAAGTTACTGAGTTTGATCATTATGTTCCCTTTGTTATAAAAAGAGCTAATAAAGCGCATAAAGAACGAAAGACATGGTCTTCGCCGCATTCTGATATACTATACGTTTTTGTCGGCAATAAAGAAACACTAGATTACTATTTAAGTGGAATTTATTTTCATAATGGTGAAAGTTTTTGTTTACAAACACCATAAAGTATGATATAATATACGTATATTACAAAAGGATAACTCATGGCAAAATTCGATGAAAACAAAACTCCATTCGGCTTAGTGCCACCTGAAGCATTAGCTCAAATCGCTGATGTTCTAGGCTTTGGTGCTGAAAAGTATGGTGTTAACAATTGGCGAATCGATGGTGATTCAACAAGCTGGATCAGAACATATTCATCAGTGCAACGACATTTAAACGCATGGCATGGTGGCGAAGATACCGATCCAGAATCAGGTATGTCTCACTTAGCTCATGCAGCAACTCAAATCATGATTCTTATGACTCATGCGATTGAACATCCTGAAGTAGACGATAGGTACGGCAAATGAACATAGCAGATATACGTAAACATTTTATTCAAGAACTAGCAAATAAAAACTTTACTATTGATCGTAATGGTAGTAAGACTATTGAGTTGCTTGGCGCATCATTTCATGCAACAGAAAATGCTATATTTGGTAAACCTAATCAAGAATATATTGAAGCAGAACTTGATTGGTATCAATCAGAATCTACAAACATTAATGATATTTACACTGATAGAGATCCACCTGCAGCTTGGAGAATGACAGCAAATAATCATGGTGAAATTAATTCTAATTATGGTCATCTTATTTATGCTGATAAATATCAAAACCAGTATGATCAAGTTCTAATTGAACTTACAAATAATCCTGATTCTCGTAGAGCTTCTATGATTTATACTCGACCAAGTATATGGAGTGAATACAACGAAAATGGTAAAAACGATTTTATCTGTACTAATTCAGTAACATATTATATTAGAGATAATAAATTAAATTGTGTAGTTCAAATGAGATCTAATGATGTTATGTTTGGTTATCGTAATGACTACGCTTGGCAAGAACACGTTCTTTGTGAATTAGCAGACGACCTTCGTATTAATGATGGTGAAATCTATTGGCAAGTACAAAATCTACATGTCTATGAACGACATTTTGATATGGTGAAATAATGAACGATTGGGGAGTTTCAAAATCATATAAATGGGATAAGCGATATCTTGAATTAGCAAGACATATTGCTTCGTGGTCTAAAGATCCATCTCGTAAAATTGGCGCAGTTGCAGTAGGATCTAAAGGTCAAGTTTTAGCACAAGGCTATAATGGATTTCCACGTGGAATCGATGATAATGATTCTATGTACAATAATAAAGTTACAAAATACCAACGTGTTGTACATGCCGAAATGAATTGTATATATAATGCTACGTATAATGGAACTTCTTTAGATGGAGCTACTATGTACATTCATGGTTTACCAGTTTGTTCAGAATGTGCTAAGGGTATTATACAAGTTGGTATAAAAAGAGTTGTTACTGCTGAAATTGATGATTCAATGCCAGAACGTTGGATTGAATCGACAGAATTAACTAAAAAAATGTTTGATGAAGCTGGAGTAATATATGACTTTATTTAAAAAAGATAGATTTGACTTAGAACAAGCAATAATGAATGCATGGGCAACCAGTGAAGATTTAGATCTTGTATATCATAATACAGATAATTTACATTTAAATTCTAAAGATTGCGATATATTACAGAATCAAATGCTTGGATTAAAATATTTATTTGAATTACGAATGGAAAAAGTTTGGAGTATATTTGAAGCTTTGATCAAAGATGATCAATTTAAATGTTCAGATCCAGTTATAACTGACTATGATTGGAAAGCCTTTGATGACTCTAGACAAAAACAAAGACGCAGCTGCGAAAGTACTGATTACTATAAAGAGTTTTTTCTAGATGAGAATGCTCAAATGGAATTATCATTGGATCCATTAAAATAAATTAATGCGCCCTTAGCTCAGCTGGATAGAGCAACGGCCTTCTAAGCCGTAGGTCGGAGGTTCGAATCCTCCAGGGCGCGCCAAATAATAAAAGGTAATGATTATGAATTTTGTGAAAGACGAAGATGGTAAACAATTTATAAAAATGGATATGCATAACGATTTTGTTGATGAATTATTTTTAGCAAGATTAAACATTTCTATAAGAGATCTAGAGGATTATATGCAGAACCCTGAAGCTGCTCATCCTGAAGATCTTAAAGTTTACACCGAACAACTTGCAGCACATCGCAAGCTTTTGGAGTGGTATACTCCACAATAGGTCCTATTACCTCAATTAATAGGTGGTGCACTCGGCTCTTGAGTTTCATTCCTCAAGTAAAATAACTGAATGAATGGTGCCCAGGAGAGATAGTAAATAGAAAATTTAAGGAAGAAATAAATGATATACTGCGATTATAAATTTGAAATAGTCGAAAATGGTTTAACCTTAGTTGATAAAGGAGTAGATCTTATAACAATAGAAAAAACTCCATTTAAAGCTGGTGATAACTTTGTTCTAACTTTAGACGATAATGGGTGTATGTTTTTTAAACGCGTTGATATTAGAAAAGACTTATGATGATACTTGCTCGAGCAACTTTATTATTTTGGTTATCATTTGCTGTAGATAATCAAGATGATTTATATGGCGTTCGATATAGCATGAAATTAATAAGCGAATGTAAAAGGATAGTGGAGAAAGAAGATGAGTAATTGGCATGGTGGTAAAGGTAGTAAACAAAGACCTAGTGACACCAAAAAATACCAAGATAACTGGGATACTATTTTTGGTAAAAAGGATAAACCAAGTGCAGTAGACGATTGCGCAACAACCAAGGAAGAAAGTGCAGCTAATCAAGTTGAAAAAAGAAATCAAAAAAATGACTAAAGAATTTACAACTCCTAAACATACAACTGATTGGTACGTCAAATGGGCAGCTTCTATATTTGTTCTTTGTGCAATGTCTATTAGAGGTATTAATGGACTGCAAATGTGGGATCTAGCTTTATCAGCAATTGGTATCGCGTTGTGGTTATGGGTTTCTATATTATGGAAAGATAGAGCTCTTATTTTACTTAATGGAGTAGGGTTGATATTTTTATTTAAAAATATTATGTCTTCCCTTTACATTTGATCAAAAATGTGTTATAATATACCTTATAACTACTAATATAAATTAACAAAGTGAGCTACTCTGATCCAGTCAAATGTCTCACTATAATAAACTGATATAAAGGAGAAAATTATGTCAAAGATAAATATCGCCATTGCCGGCGTAGGTAACTGTTCATCAGCACTCGTTCAGGGTGTTCAATACTATAACGAAAATCCAGATGATACTATTGGTCTAATGTTTCAGGACATTGGTGGATATTCAGCTCCGAATTTTAATTTCGTAGTTGGATTCGATGTTGATTCCCGTAAAGTGGGTCAACGATTAAACAAAGCAATCTATGCTAAACCAAATTGTAACATGGAAGTATTTCCTCCAGGTCATGATATGAGTTGTATTGCTAATGAATCGCTTGTATATCGTTCACCAACCCTTGATGGTATCGCACCTCATATGAATGATCTAAACGAAAACGTTTCATTCTTAGAAGACACAGTAACAAAAGCTATTACAGCTGCAGAGTATCGTGCAATTCTTAAAGATCGTAAAGTTGATGTATTACTCAATTATATGCCAGTAGGTTCAGAAGAAGCTGCTAGATGGCATATTGAAAATGCTATTAAAGCTGGAGTACATGTTGTAAATTGTATGCCAACTTATATTTCTACAGCAGATGCTATGGAATTAGAACAACTTGCAATTGACAATGGTGTAACAATCGTTGGTTCTGATATGCGTTCTGATTATGGCGCATCTCGTTTATCTGAAGTTCTTCAAGGATCTATTATGGATTCTGGTCTACTAGTAACTCAGCATATCCAAGAAAATAAAGCTTGTGGTACGACTCAAGGCGATATGCGTAGAACCGGTCGTACAGCAAACACTGATTTTTTAAACATGGCTACTAAAGATCGTTTAAAGAACAAACATATCTCTAAAGAAAATGTACTTAATGGACAAGCTGTAGTACGTGGTAAAGATATTGCTGGACTTACAATGTATGCCGGACCATCGCTTA